AGACACCAAAGCAGCATCTAAAGCTCAAGAAGTTAATACTATGTGGGCTAGAACTACTAAAAAATCAACAGAAGATCAAAAGGTGGCTAATTCGCAATGGAATAGCCTTGTCTGGAATCCCAAAACGGGTAAGTTGAAAACAAATGCTAAAGAGGAAGTAGCTAAAGCTCTTGAAGCGGAAGACGGATGGGACAGACTTAAGTTTATTGCAAAGAATGCAAACTTAGAGACCAACGCTCGGATAACCATGGCGGAAGTTCTAGTCGAAACTGGCAAATGGGATGCTCTCGAACCAGAAGATAAAGAACTAATCGTTGATGGGCATCAAGGCATTCAATCCATAGTAGAAAGCAAGGAAAATTTAAAAACATGGAATAGTTTGCCAGAAGGCGTTAAGCGTATTCTAGGCGACAATAAAGATTTTCTTGATAAAAAAGGAGTTGCGACCAAAGCGCTCGAAAATTGGAATTCGTTGTCTCCAAAACAGCAAAAGTTACTAGCAAAAGATATGACTAGTTCTGATGTTGAGAAAGCAAAAAAAGCAGTCAACAGCATTGTTCAAAAGAAACCAACAAGCATTAAAGCTAAAAATGATACAAAACCTGATGTCAATTCTGCGCAACGAGCAATTGATAGCGCTAAACAACGTCAACCTATCTCAATTAGAGCTAGGAATGACGCAGGAGGAGTCATAGAACAACTATTAGCTAGCATACCGAGAACGGTTACTATAGGAATCGCTGCTGCTGCAGCTAATGCCTTTAAGTTCGCAAATGGTACTGATTATCACCCAGGCGGTTTTGCAATGGTCAATGACCAAAAAGGGCCTTTATATAAAGAACTAGTAACTTTACCAAATGGACAATCATTCATCCCAGATGGCCGTGATGTAGTATTACCACTGCCGAAAGGTTCGAAAGTCATGAAAGCTAGTATGACCAGGGACTATATGAAAAATTTAGGAATACCTAAATATGCTAACGGCGTTGGAATACCTAAAGATTCGACGTTTGTCAAAAGCATTACAATCCCTAAAAGGGGAGTATCAGAAACGACATCATACGACGACTCTAATATTGCAAGAATTTTGAACGAAATTTTACTAACGCTTAGAACAAAAAATCATGAGACAAAAAATGGCGATGTCTATTTAGATATGAGAAAGGTCGGCAGGATGATTAAAGAACACAACGAGTCTGAAAGTATCATGCTTAAACGAATGCGAGGTGAACTGTCATAGGGAAAGTTACAATGAAATTTGATGGTATAGATCTATCTAATGTCATAGAGATACACGACATCAAAAGAGACGTCGGAAATACACGTAATGTTATTTCAAGTAGCGCTTTAAAAATTGGCGAGCACGTTCAATCTGTGCACGTTGGAGCTAAAAAAATAAGTGTTGATTTTTCTATTTGGACCAGAAATAGAAACGAGGTAAAACATAATTTAGCGAAGGTTTTCAACAGAACAACACCTAGAAAATTGTTTTTTTCTGACGAACCAGATAAATATTATATGGCAATAGTTGTAGATGACATACCGATGGTTGAAGATGTTATCAAGCGTTCAATAGGGACTATCACTTTTTTAATTCCAGATGGCGTCGCTCATTCAACTACTTACAAAAAGTTTTTAGATTACACGCAAGATGGAAATAAACTAACATTTAAATTGCAAAACGAGGGTAACACCAATGCGTTGCCAATTATCAAAATAAAACACAACTCCGAAAATGGCTACATCGGCATCGCAAACGAAACAGGTGCTTTTGCACTTGGATCATCAGAAGAAGAAGACGGGACTATCGTGCATCGCAACGAAGTCCTTTTTGATTACTCAAAAGCGATAGCACAATCTTTGGATGGTGCGCCAAACGTCGCAAAACTTAATCACATGCCACCGACGTACGATACAGAGCTGAAACGGATGCGCATTGATAACATCTTAGGTTCTGGCAAGGGCGGTGAATATGTTGTTATTGGAAATAGAGGCACCACACCGGGATACACAGAACATGTAGGAACTCGCACATTTGACATTAAACCAGATTCTAATGGAGAGTATACGATGAACGAACATTTTTGGTGGCAACAGATTTTTATTGCTACTGCGCAGGATCAGAAAGGTTTTTTAAAGCTTTGTGTAACGGGAATCGACGATGAAGGAAATGACGAGTTTTTGTATGGAATCGAAACTTACAAACGGAAAAATGGTTTTGAAACAGAGTACAATTTTTTTGCGCTTGATGACGACGGTGTGGGTTGGAGATTTTATAAGCAGTTTAAATTCCAAGCAGACAGAAATTATCACAATCCTTTTTCAATGAATAGAAGTAGAGCGGTTGAGATTTTCAGGGAAGAAGATAAGTTTCGTATTTATTTTAACGGTGCGCATCATCATGTAACTGTTCCATCTCTTAAAGGGAAAAAATCCCGCAAGATACACCTTGCAATGGGAACATGTAGTGATAGTTCTAAATATATCAATTATAATCTTTTTGAAAAAGTTAATTTTGAAAAAATGGGAGTGTCTCATTACAACAATATCGTCAATAAATATCAACCAGGGGATGAGGTTATCATTAACTTTGAAAATGATACAGTCAAAACCAAAGAGCTTAATTCCTTACAGGACATGGTCTTAGGCTCTCAACCAATATCTATACCACCGGGAGAGTCAGAGTTGGTTATGCAGTTATCTAAATTTTCTCAGTCTGCACCAAATGTTGAGATACTTATGGAAGAGAGGTGGTTGTAATAACTCTAGTAATACACGACGCAAAGTTACATCCAGTTTTGCTTTTAGACAATGAGCGACAAGGAGCACTTAATTATTATGATGATTTGTGGACTAGACAGCTCACAACTGGTTCGTCAGCATTTGAGTTTTCTGTTTATAAAAAATCGCTGTTGGGTGATAATCCACTTAATCACAAATATCACGCACTAAACGATCAAGCATTTGTTTCTTTTGTACACAAAGATAAAGTACAATTGTTTAACATCATGCGAGTCGAGGAAACAGAGACAACAATACATTGCTATTGCGAAAATCTTAATTTAGAGTTACTAAACGAGTATTGCAACGCATATAAAGCAACTAAAGCAATGTCATTTGAAGAGTATCTTGTGCAGTTTGATATTTTAAATTGGGGTGCTTTGACAATTGGCACAAACGAAGTTAAGGACAAAAAACTGACATTGGAATGGACTGGTCAAGACACTAAGTTAGCTCGTATTTTGTCAATTGCTAATAATTTTGATGCAGAAATCGAATTTGAAACTCAATTACACAACAATCACACGTTTAAAGCGTTTATTGTAAATGTGTACAAGGAATACGAAGAGGGCGTGTCCTATGGCGTAGGTCGTGACCGCAGCGACATAGTGTTGAGATATCAAAAAAATGTAACTGGTATCACTAAAAAATTAGACAAGCGCCAGATTTACAACGCCATACGCCCGTATGGCAAAAAGACAGTCAAAGGCGAGCGCGTTATTTCTAATCCTGTAACTCGCAAAGTCACTAAAACAGTTGGGTCAAATCGTACATATTTAGGCGGAGACCTCAAATATTATGGTCATACAATCAAAAAAGCTAACGTACAATCTATTATTAACTACGCGGTGCAGTATAATATTTTGCCGAGTGGAATCATATGTCAACTGTACTTAGAAAGTCTTTGGGGTGATTCAGCAGTTGGTAAACGTGACAATAACTGGGCAGGTATAAGCGGCGGAGCACAGACACGCCCTAGTGGAGTAAAAGTCACTACTGGAATGGCTCGTCCTCCCAGCGAGGGTGGAACATACATGCACTACGCAAGTGTTGATGACTTTTTAAAAGATTATACTTATCTTTTAGCTAAACAAGGACTATATAACGTTGTTGGCAAAAAGAATATAGCAGACTATACAAAAGGTTTGTTTCGTGTCGGTGGCGCTAAAGATGATTACGCGGCAGCAGGATATCAACATTACATATCAACCATGACCTCAATACGCAATGGGATAAATAAAGTTAGCGGAAATATCTTAAACACTATTGATACTTTGTGGCAGACTCCTGTAAAGCCAATAACGTCAGTAACAACTGCGAAAAGAGCTACTAAAACAATACAAGCTATTAATGAGGCTACTAAGTTGAAAGGGCGCAGAGTTGGTTCTGGGCAGTGTTATGCGCTGTCTGGGTGGTATGCGAAAAAATTGGATGGCGCTTGGATTGACAGCTCTATTGGTGGTATTCGTGGTCGGATTGGCGGTGGTATGGCTGCTGCCTTAATCGGCACTGATTATAATTGGGGTGCATATGGGTGGAAGGTAGATAAATCACCTAACGCTAGAAACTTAAAAGCTGGTGGTATTTATAATGTACGAGCAAATCGAGGCGCTCCTTTTTATACCACAGGCTGGGGGCATACAGGTATTATCAAGAGTGTGTCCAAGACCAGAGTTACTGTTTTGGAGCAAAACTTTGTTGGCCGCATGTATGTTGTCGAAAACTCATATGACATTAACTCTTTCGTGTCTGGATTACAAACAGTATGTTACCCTCGTGAAATAGCGCAAGGTATGTCTGTCAATGGTGCAACTACTCAGCAAGTTACTGGTGGAACACAGATATCGTACGAAGAAGTTGTACAAGAGGCGCAAACAGAAACATATGAAGAAGAACAAATCATCTATATTGACAACTCTATCTACAAAGAGTGGAAAGATGAAAACGGTAAAGTAGAGTACTATCTCAAAAATGGATTTTTGTACGCACCACTTTCAAGAGACCGCTATCCATCTGTTTTAACCGGTAATGAGACACGAGACAACTGGATACGAAAAGACATGGAAGTCGAGACTGATAGTCAAGAAGTCTTGATGTCAACAGGTCTAAAAGACTTAAAAGCACACGCATATCCAGCAATTACATACGAAGTTGATGGCTATGTTGACTTAGAACTTGGTGATGTTGTGCGGATACAGGACGACGGATACGAGCCACCGCTAATTCTCACAGCGAGGGTTATTGAGCAAGAAATATCAATAACAAATCCCAGCTCTAACAAAACTAAATTCAGCAATTTTGTCGAAAAAGAAAGTCAGTTAGCTTCCGACTTAATTAGTGATATGTTGCGTCTATACGATGAGTCAATTCCATACGATATACAACTAGCGACTTCAAACGGAGTTGCTTTTAAAAATGGGGTTGGTGAGTCTGTATTAACGCCTAACCTGCAAAAAAATGGGAAAGATTACGATGCTATTTATTTTTATAAAAATGGCGACTCACTGATTGAGATAGGTCCTTCGCTAACAGTTAAAGCAAGTGACTTTAACCATGTTTTAAACATAACAGTCGAAGCTTATGTTAACGAGGAACTTGTAGCAAGTACGCAAATATCCTTTACAGATACTGAGGATGGAGAAAAAGGCGATGATGGTGCTACATCATGGACAGCGTGGGCCAATTCGAAAGATGGAAAAGTTGACTTTAGTATTACTGAAGCTAAAAATAGAAGATTTATCGGTACTTATACTGGATTAACGCAATCAACAAATTATCTTGACTACAAGTGGATTGATATGTCTGCTAATGTTGTCATTGGTACTCAAAATTTACTTGATGGTACAAAATCATTTTCTGGAAGTTGGTTTACCGAAGGTACAATATTTGAGACTACAAAAATCAGCGAATATCCATTTGAATTTAAGAAATGGAAGTCTGGAAATAAGGTTAGTCACACTATCGAGTTTGATGTTAAAGCTGGTGTAACATACACTTTTACAGCTGCTATAGCAAGAGAAAATGCTGGAAGATTGTACTTCTATTTGTATGACTTGTTTGCAAACCATATCACAAGTAACACACCTCGTGAGACGATAATTGAAAATGTCACTACAGATATCCAGATGTTTAAAGTTACATTTGTACCGCTCAGAGACGGTAAAATAAAACCACGCTTTGCCATGCTTGCCAGTGATGCAGGTTGGTTTATGACTGGTGGATATATGCTTGTCAAAGGTAATAAATCTGGAGATTGGCAAGAGTCCGAAGTTGATAGAATAAACAATCTCGACACAAAAGCTGATCAAGAATTAACCCAAGCACAAATTCTAGCTCTTGAAGAAAGAACTGCTATAGCAAGAGAAAATGCAATTGCTGAGGCTATGCAGAATACACTCAGTGAAGTTGAAACTAAGTGGAAGCTTTGGTATGACTTAAATACGATAGACGAAAAGCAAAAAGTTGCAAACGACATCGCTCAATTGTTTGATCGTACAACTGAGTTTAAACAACTATTAGGTGAGGCAAGTGCAAGATTTAGCTTTATCAACAATGAAACGTTGATTGGTGAAGAGGGCGTTGCTATCGGTGACAAAGGCGGAAAAGCAAAGTTATTTCTATCAAATGACAGCATTTCATTTGTGACAAATGGTGTTGCTCAGATGACATTGACAGGTGATACCTTAACAATAAAAAATGGACTGTTTACAGAGCGTATACAAATTGGAAATTTTGTTGAAGAAGTCTATGACAGAAATCCATTATTTAATGTTATCAGAGCAATTAGAAATAGTTAGGAGGTGAGACATGGGAACTGCTACATATAGTAGGTCGTGGGGGAATAACCTGACACTTGAAATATTGTCTGCTTGGAATAAGCCAAATATCGCAAGTAATACAAGCACAGTCAATGTACAAGTTTTTTTAAAAATGTCTAGTTATGGCTATATTTCAATAGGTGAAACTAGACCTTTAAAAATAACAGTTGATGGTAGAGCTGAGACCATCAATGTTAATCCATCGATAAATTACGGACAGAGAAAACTATTATTTGCTAAAGATTACATTGTTAATCATAATTCAGATGGAAATAAACCACTATTCAATATTTCAGCATATTATCCAATAAACTTTAGCAATTATGGTGAAGCGACTGCAAATCAGTCTATCTCGCTACCTAAAATTAATAGACTTAGTGTATCAAGTGCTATTAGTGGTGTGCTAGGTAATGCAGTAACTATCACAATCAATAGATATTCAACGTCATTTACTCACAATTTGAAATATGATTTTAAGGGTAGTACAGGTACTATCGCAACTGGCGTTGGTACTAGCTATTTGTGGACTATACCGCCAACGTTTGCTAATTTACTGCCTAATGAATTAACTGGTACAGGTAATCTGATTGTTGAGACGATGGATGGATCAGCAAAGATTGGTGAGACAAAATATACTTTATCAATAACAATACCTAATACAGCTACTTATAAGCCAAAATTGTCAAGTATCACTCTATCTGATACAAATACTTTAACTAGTAGCATTGTTAGTGGAAACAATTTTGTTAGGATTATAAGTAAAGTTAAAGTTGATTTTGGCTCAGCTATTGGAAACAACGGTTCAACAATAACAAGTTATAATGCTGAAATTGTCGGGAAAAGTAACTCAATTATCGGTAATGGTAGCGTATTTGATAAATTGGACTTTTTTGGTTCAGCAACAATCAGAGCAACGGTAACTGATAGCAGAGGTCTAACATCAGAACCAGTTGACACAAAAATTAATGTCATTGATTATTTTTTACCAATTGTTACAAGTGCAAAAGTAGTCAGGTCTCAGCAAAATCCTGACATTTTACAAGTCTTGCCATTTGTTAAGATTGCACCAATTATAGTTGGTGGAATACAAAAAAACCAACTCAAAATGTCGGTATCTGTTGCACCATACAATACTGGTATCTATGCAGTTGATAGTGGCGCAGCTACAAATACCTGGTCAACAATTTCCCAAATGTCAGGCGCCCCTTTAAATCTTGGCGGCACTTATGACAAATCAAAATCTTGGCTTGTTAAAGTATCTGTCAGTGATAGTTTAATGTCAGCAATCCCTATTACTCAAACGATTTCTAGTGAGTTTGTTCTAGTAACTAAAGCACCTTCTGGTGTTGCATTTGGGAAAATTTGGGAACATGGCATTATTGATGCCAAAGGCGATGTTTATGTTGACGGTACTATTTATTGTGGCGATAAGGCGATACAGCAAAAACCACTTGCTTTAAATAATGGTGGCTCTTTTAGACATGACGACACCGACCTAAATAGCTTGCAAGACACAGGTTTTTATTGTGTATTTAGAGGTGCTAATAGACCGGCTGGGGCAGGCCCTGGCTATGTAACTGTTGTAAGACATGAGACAGCAAACTATGCTTATCAACAATTTTACGATCGAACAAATAAAACTATTTTTACCAGAGTGCTGGAAAACGGTGTTTGGAGCGGTTGGAGTGAGTACGCTAAAAAAGATAGCTTACCGCAATCCGCACCAGCGGTAGAAGATACTGGTTGGCAATACATCGGCAACGGTTTTAATTACAGGAAAATTGGTAGCATGGTCACTATTAAATATGACTTTGCAACAAATGGAATAAACCAGTTTACGGTCGGTTCCATGCCAACGAATTTAATTCCAAACGAAATGATGTTTGCGGTTACTGCGTGGACTGTGCAATTAAATGTATTAAATGTACAAGTTAGTGCAGATGGTCGTATTTTATGGTTCAACCCATCAAAATGGGCGGTTAATGTTAAAGGACAAATTAATTGGATAATTTAAAAGGAGGAATTATGCTTGAATTTTTGAATAGATACCCAGTTTTACTGGAAGATAAAAGTGTAAAAGAGACTAAAGCGATTTTAGCATTTACGTCTAGCACGATTAAAGCAAATTTTGAAGTGACGCTACCAGCAGAAGAAAATGATAAAAAATTTGCTGAAACTTTAAAAACGTGTGAAAAGCTTATCTTTGAGCAACTTTACAAAGACAAAGCAGAAGCAGAACAATTTGAAAAAATTAATGACGCAATTGCTAAGTCAAAGGCGCAATCAGATAAAGCGGAAAATATGATTAAACTGATGTCAGCAACTGTTAACGATTTGATTAAGACAATGGCTGACGGAGGGAAATTGAATGATACAACGCTTAACAACGCTAGCGAAAATAGCAGTACACATATTTAAAAACAAAAAAGGAGAAAAAACAATGATGATTAATTACTTTGCAATGCAGATTGAACTAGGGTGGATTACTATTGATGACGTTCCAGCATTTTGTCGTGAGCGAGTACGTAAACTAATTGAAGTTTCTACGGTTGGTACAGAAGGAAAATGAGGCAATGAATGAACATTGACATACTACAAATTGGCGCAGCAAGCGGGGCGATTTTATCGGTAGTTGGATTGTGGGCGTTTGTTGTTAATCCGTTTAAAACAGCGATGCAAAAAAACGAAGATACAATGAGCGCCCTTAAAGACACAATAAAAGAACTGGCTTACGAACTAAAAGACTCACAGCGTGACAGGGAAAAGATACATAAAATCTTGGATATCCACGAGCAACGACTCGGAAAAACAGAAGACGACATCATTGTCAACAAGGAACAAATAAAAACATTATTTAATAGGAGAAATAAATATGATTAATTTAAAATTACGACTACAAAACAAAGTAACTTTGATGGCTATTTTAGGAGCTATATTTTTGCTAGCGCAACAATTAGGTATTAAATTACCGTCAAATATTGCGGATATTGCAAACACAGCAGTAACGCTTTTGGTATTACTTGGAGTTGTTACAGACCCAACAACCGAAGGTCTTTCAGACAGTGAGCAAGCATTGACTTACCACGAGCCAAAAAAATAGGAGGGGACATGCGTGCAATCACAAAAATAGCCTTAGTACTAGCAATAGCAATATTATATATTCCGTTGTCAGTGATTGCTTTTTTTATTTATCCGTTTTATTTGATTTTTAAAGAGGAGGGATAAATGGCTACATACCAGGAATATAAAAGTCGTTCAAATGGCAATGCTTACGATATTGATGGATCGTTTGGTGCGCAATGTTGGGATGGTTATGCAGACTACTGTAAGTACCTAGGACTGCCATACGCAAACTGTACAAATACAGGATACGCAAGGGACATATGGGAGCAACGTCACGAAAATGGTATTTTAAACTACTTTGATGAAGTGGAAGTTATGCAAGCTGGTGATGTTGCTATTTTTATGGTTGTTGACGGTGTAACGCCTTACAGTCATGTAGCAATTTTTGACAGCGATGCAGGAGGCGGATATGGCTGGTTTTTGGGGCAAAATCAAGGCGGTGCTAATGGCGCATACAATCTTGTAAAAATCCCATACTCCGCAACATACCCAACTGCCTTTAGACCAAAAGTTTTTAAAAATGCAGTTACTGTTACAGGTAATATAGGACTAAATAAAGGAGATTACTTTATTGATGTATCAGCTTATCAACAAGCAGACTTAACTGCTACTTGTCGGCAAGCTGGCACTACTAAAACGATTATCAAAGTATCTGAGTCACTCGCTTGGCTGTCTGACAGGCATCAGCAACAAGCTAATACTAGTGACCCTGTTGGTTATTATCACTTCGGACGATTTGGAGGAGATATCAACTTAGCACAACGAGAAGCAGATTTATTTTTGTCCAATTTACCAAGTAAAAAAGTTTCTTACCTAGTCATTGACTACGAAGACTCTGCAAGTGCTGACAAACAAGCTAACACTAATGCAGTTATTGTGTTTATGGATAAAATTGCAAACGCTGGATATAAGCCTATTTATTACAGCTACAAACCTTTTACGCTTAATAATATTGATTATCAACAAATTATAGCTAAGTACCCAAACAGTATTTGGATAGCTGGTTATCCAGATTATGAAGTACGAAAAGACCCACTTTGGGAGTTCTTCCCTTCAATGGATGGTGTGCGCTGGTGGCAGTTTACAAGTGTAGGAGTAGCAGGTGGTTTAGATAAAAATATTGTATTATTAGCAGATGATAGTAGCAAAGTTGATATACCTAAGATTGACAAACCACAAGAACCACAAAGCCAGCTTACTTTTAATCAAAAGCTAGATACTAACACTAAATTAGACAACTCAAATGTACCTTACTACGAAGCAACCCTTAGCACAGACTATTATGTAGAGTCTAAGCCAAACGCAAGTAGCGCTGATAAAGAATTTATCAAAGCAGGAACTCGCGTAAGAGTCTACGAAAAAGTGAATGGATGGTCACGCATTAATGCTTCTCAGTCTGACCAATGGGTAGAAGATAAGTATTTAGCTAATGCCACACAAGTATAAACTAGGAGGTAAAACTCCTTTAGAGCGGAAACCGTATCAGTATTTGGGGCAAATTAAATTAGTGTAACCGACATCAATGTCGGTAGCAAAAAATTATGGAGGTAAAGCTCCTTTAGATAAGACAAATGCCCTCGCAAAAGCGAGGGCTATTTTTATTGAAATATTGAAATCTCTTTATAAAAATAGTAAAATAGTTTCGCTATTATAAAGAAAGTTGTTATCAATGAATAATCTAGTTCTTCCTCAGAATTTAAACAAATATAACATTACGAAAATCGTTACCAATTTCAATAGATTACTTGCTTTAAGTGATAACAGGACACTTACAGTAGATATGAGAAACATTGAGTTTGCGGAACCTAGTGGAGTAATTTCGTTATATAATATGTTAACTTTTGCTACAAAAAGAAAAGATGCAAACATCAAGTGGTTAATATGCGAAGAAAGCTCTTTAAATAAACGTCAAAGGCAAGCTATGTTGTATCTAGTAGATTGTGGCTTTTTTAAAGTGTTTGATAAATTGGTTTATAAAGAGCCGGAACTGCGCCCGACTACTTTTGAAATTAAATTTATTAACACTGAACAAATAGCTCAATGGAAGGTAACAGACTTTAAGAATTGGTTACAAAAGCAAACTGGCAGAACAAATGAGTTTAGTTCTATTTGTGTAGCGGTTGACGAAATTTTTAATAATATTGCAGATCATTCTAAGGAATCTAAGGGATGTATTTTTGGGCAATACTATCCCAAGAACAAGGAGATTGTAATAGCAGTATCTGATTTCGGAATAGGAATCCCTCAGTCTATAAAGCGAAAATTTAAAAAGGATGAGCCTGACAACAAGTTAATAGAATTCGCTCTTCAAGAGGGTGTTTCTGCAGAAACTATACCTCAAAATAGAGGGGCAGGGCTTTCTAATATTGTAAATACTTTAACTACTAACAAAGTCGGGAACTTTACAATTATATCTAATTGTGGTATAGTCTCGGTATCAGATAATAAAATTACTCAAAGTTATTCGTCTGAGGAATCATATCCTGGTACTTTTTTTGAAATTCGAATAGATGTATCGAATGACAATTTATATGATTTAGAAGAGGAGGAAGAATTCGAATGGTAACGTTAACTGTCAAAGAACTAGCAAAGAATTTTTCTAACGATAATAAGGCGGGAGAGATTTTATTTGAACAATTGAAATCTTATTTTTATACAGATACAGTCGTGACTGTTTCGTTCGCAGGAATTAGCGAAGTAAGTTCGTCCTTTGTAAACTCTGCTTTTATCAATTTATTGTCTTACTATGATTTTAATCATATTAAAAGTCAACTAAAAATTGTAAATTCAACAAAACAAATAAATGATTTAATAAAACAACGATTTAGTTTTGAAATAAGTAGGCAGATTACAGTATAGGTGCATATTATTTAGCAAGAATCGCCTGACACTAGCGGTTCTTGCTTTTTTATTTGCCTAGAAATAATCAAAATGTTACCATAGAATAAAAATAATAAGGAGGCACATTATGTCACAAGAAAAACTAAAATCAAAATTAGATCAAGCAAAAGGTGGTGCTAAAGAAGGCTTTGGCAAAATAACCGGTGATAAAGAGTTAGAAGCAAAAGGATTTGTTGAAAAAACAATTGCTAAAGGCAAAGAACTAGCAGATGATGCTAAAGATGCTGTTGAAGAGGCAGTAGATGCTGTCAAAGAAAAACTGAAATAAATATTAACCGCTCTCTATTGAGGGCGGTTTTTTTGTGTGTCTAGAGTTTGCTTTCAATTAATTGTTTATTCTAATAAGTCTTCTTTTGTAGCATTTTTGTTAAATAAACTACGAGCAGTAGATCGTTTTGATAGATAGGTCTATGTTCTCAATTG